AACATTTTTGATTTTATCCACATCTTTGTCAATGGTTGCATTTCTGAAAGTTTTTCAACTGGGGGCTGTCTTCGGGCATCTGCCTCACCGCGCAAATATCTATAAACGTGCATGTCGCTTTGATTTTCCTCAATCTCGTTCTTCACTTCTTCAGGCATACGAATCTTATACAAAAAATCACGCGCCGCAAGTGCTACTGGCTCAGTAGAGCACCACGGCTCATTCGTCATTTCTGCCCACTCAATAATTAATTTGAGATTTGGCAAGAGGCTTCGTGATGCTGTGGGTAAATCGCTTTCATTCGTTTCGAAGACTTCATTGGAGTCATTCTGGCCCTCAAAATATTTCACATAAATCAAGTGTCCCACTCCATCAACGGAAAGTAAGGAGAAATAAACTTCTAGATTACTTAAGGCGAAAGGTCTTAAACTATTGACCGCAGACCCGAGTGCGACTTGGCCATTTCGTATGAATACCGCTGGGCCATTTCTTGCAGCATCACACCTTTCTTCGCTGTACCTACGCGCTGGTTGAGAGTCCATAAACTTGAAAAATCCGACTGATGAATTTGCCGGTCTAGTAATTAATTCTGAAATGTACTCATGGCGAATATTATTAATCACATATGCGTCATCGTCATAAAACAAAGTAAATGTATAGGTATTTATCCCCTCGTTCATTGCGAGGAATATGTTTCCTCTCTCGTCACTAAACAGGCTGTACAGATAGGGCGAAACTAATTTGCCGGTCGTGTCAATCCTCAAGGAGTGAGTGTCGCTTGGGATTTTGGTAAATGCAAACGTGCGAGTTGAATTTAGGTCATGCCTCACTGGATAGATGTGATTATATTGCGTTATGTCCATGATTTATGTCAATCACTTTGGGCCGTACGGCCAGATAGTTGGACGATGCAAAATCAACTCTTCAACCCATTCATTAAATTCGTTAGTCATGTCGGGGATACCCTCAATAGGTGCCCTCATTCTTGCGTCCGTATGTCCACGCAGATATCTGGCAACCTTTTGGTCTGGGACAGATGACCAGAGCCAATCCAAAATGTTTTCTGGAATGTTTAGTTCATTAATAAACTCAGATGCCGCAATGGCAACTTGTTCATTATTGCCCATATTCTCATGAACCCATGCCCACTCCAAGATGCCGCGAAATACTTCCTGGAATGTTCTGCCATTGCATTCTGAATTCTGCATACTATAATCTTCATTTTCGGGATTAAAGTATTCAAGATAAACAATGAATCCTTTTTCAGTCTGGACCGGCACTCGGAAAATTTTGCAATGCGTCAAACATGTGTAATGGTCATTGGTAGTTCCGTAAGGTTTTGACGTAGAACCACAGGAGCATACCTCTGTTTCATAATTCCATTCGTGAAATGCGCTTGGAAGGTATACATTTCTAGGAGCACTGTTATCGCAGCGATTGAATGTGGCATTGGTTTCATCATCCACATCGGCTTCAAATCTAAAATTCTTGACTGCTTTGCAGAAATTGAATAAGCCGACAGAATCAGTAAGACCAATTTCGCGGAAATAGTAACCGATTCCGCCTTCGTGTGTTGGATGATTCTCAAGCATTTTATCTCCCTAGAATTTTATGATAAAGCATATCGGCACAACATTGAGTGTGTGATTATGGGCCGTTGTATTGGCTGAATCAGAAGTCGCGCTATTTGACCATGTATGAGAATGGCTCAATGTTGTTGAGGTGGGGATTGTATGTCCATGGGTCGCATTTGATGTCTGGGTTCCAGTTGTGTGGCTATGAACTTGAGCATTATCAACAGAGAAAAATCCATGTTGCGTTGCATCGTGGGCTGTGTTTCCAGTTGCGTTCGTAGATGGCTGGTTTGCTGTTCCGATGTTATGTCTGTGAGTTCCGCTTGGACCACCCGTATTATGAGAGTGGTTCCAGTTTGAAGTGACCAATGAATGGTTATGCGAACCACCATCACTCAAGGTATGACTATGCGAACCACCGTCAGCATTTGTTGTTGCATTTGCGGTTAATGTATGGGTATGCGCAAGTGATGTTGCGGCGTATGATGCCGTCGTTGCTCCGGCATTTGCCCCAGATGTGATTCCAATTGGGGCATACGCGGTCATATCGGGCACTCTGAAGTGACTGCTCCCAGCACCACCACTTCCATTGGTGTAAGCACCATATCGTGTTGTTATTACCTGTGATAAAGCATAGTACTGAGAACCTGTGGAGCCAATTGCATACTGGCCACCATCACAAAGCAGCCATCCTGACGGGATTGCCGAAGAAAGCCCAGCCCACATCTCAATTGTCCCAATTGGAACAACGCTATCAACAACAAATGATGTTCCATTAAATACGAACACCTCACTATCAAGCGGAGATGAAGCATCCAGAACGATGTTATCTATCGTAATTGTTGAGGGAATTCTAAAAGTAGACTCAGCCATTACTGAAACCTTATGTAGAAATATACGCCAGTAACTGATGCCAGGGTATGTGAATGATTAAATGTAGTATTGGAAAGCGTAGTACTGTAGTTATGGGACGAATGCGTTCCTCCATCACTACTTGACCCATGCGTATGTCCGGATGCTGCGTTTACGCTATGGTTATGACTTGCCGATGCATTATTGATGTTGTGCGTATGATTTCCGCTAATTCCACCAGTGTTTCCGCTCCCAGAAGTATTTGATATTTGGTAGTTATGGCTATGGGCACTTGAGTTTGATGACCCAACATGAGTATGCCCTCCGGAGTTAGCGGATGTATTACCAAAATTATGAGTGTGGTTGACTGATTCATTGCCACTTATTGTATGAGAGTGGTCATGTGCCTTATTTACGCCAGCATCAACGGTTCTAGTTATTGTCGTATTATGTGTATGGCTGGCATCAAATGTCGTTCCGCCAATATTTATTGTTGTTGGAAGACTCGTATTTGCAACACTTCCATATGGGAATCCGTAGTCTATTAAGTTTGGAAGATTAAATGTCGTAGATGCGCCAGATTGGTCAGTTACGCCAGCGCTGTATGCGGTACCACCATATTTATTTGAGATTACTGCATGTAAAAGCCTATATGTAAATGTATTCACTGCCTGACCATTGCATATGAGGTAATTACTTGGCGCGGTTCCAGTCACATACATTCTTACAATCCCAATTGGTATTGCCTGAACAGTTGCAACGAACTTACTAGAACTCAAACTATAAACAAGGTTTCGTTTATCCGTAACGCCAGATGTATCAATAAGAACGCTCTGGGTCGTAAGTGTTGTTGGAGTGGAAAACTTTGATGACGGCATGGCTATGACCTAATAATAAACATTACTTGCATAACTGCAAATGTTCCATGGCTATGGTTGCCGACGCTTGTATTTTGTGATGATGAAGAAATTGATGTAATTGCATGAGTATGGGAAAGGCTTGTACTTCCTGTTGCGGTATGTGTGTGATTGGCGCTATTTCCGGCATCATTATGTGAATGGGCTGCATCGTTGGCTGTTGAACCATGCTCGTGTGTAGTGTCTGCGAACGACGTTACTGCGTTGGCTGGGTCAGCGAGTTTGGTATTGTAAGTGTGAGTATGTGCCCCTCCAGCAGCAACGGAACCACCATGAGTATGAGTTCCTTTGTCATCGCTTGTTACTGAATGTGAATGTGCGCCATCCGTCGCAGAGTTATGAGAATGTGCCAATGAAACCGAAGTGCCGTTTGTTCCGTATGTAGCAGTATGTGAATGGTTGTGTGTAACCGTTGAACTTGCAGAGTTTTGCAATGAGTTGGCAGTATTTGATGTCATTCCTATTGGAATACGTGACACTAAATTCGGAACTCGCACATTACCTGCTGTTTCTCCGCCAGTATTAAAACGAGTACCTAATAGTGTTCCGAGAGTAGAAGAAGATAACACTTGCTGCCCATTACACAATAACCAGCCAGATGGCACTGAACTTCCAGCATACATAACAACTGTGCCAACAGGATTTTCTGTCGTTGGGGTGAACGATGTTGAAGAAGAAGCGTATGTCAACACCTGACCGGATGTCGCTCCAGCAAGATTAAATGTAACGCCGTCCAGATTTAGGTCGTCTGATATTTTGAATGAACTAACAGCCATAATTACACCATTACGAACTTCTCAAGTTTGGCTGTTA